AACTGTAGCTCCCTTAGAGAGCCTAACGGTAAGGTGCTGTTAAAAAGAAATAGAGCAGATATAGCACAATATACTACAATAACGGTAGAGACAGACTTATTGGATAACTATACTAAAGACTTAGAGGTAATAGATTTCCTTAAACTCGATACACAAGGCAGTGAATACGAAGTCTTATTAGGAGGTTTAGAGACTCTAACTAAAACCAAAGAGTTAAAAGTAGAAGTAGAATTCGACCAATGGTATAAAGGTCAGAAGATAGCACCAGAGGTAGACGAGTATATACAGTCGTTAGGCTTTGAAAGATATAAAACCAAAGACAATAAACATCACGCAGACTATTATTATAAAAGATAATGCAAGTAGTACTATTTGAACCATACCCATTACAAAAAGAATTCATCGATAGATTTATTGCTACGGATGACCTTATAGGAGTCGTTAGTAGTAGCCGTGGATCAGGAAAGAGTCTACTATCGTTAAATATGATGTTATTCTGGATGTTAGATCAAGATAACCAACAAGGTGCTTACGTATGTCCAGTATATAGCCAATGTAGAAACGTATTCGATCAAATAATAGAAGGCAACGAAGCTATAATAAAGTCCAGCAATAGAATGGAATTACAGATTCGTCTAATAAATGGATCTACTATAAAGTTCTTATCCGCCGATAGTCCTGACTCTATAAGAGGGTTTAGGTTTACTCACGTTATATGTGATGAGGCCGCCTTTATGAAAGATAGGATAATAGATCAATACATTATGCCTACATTAAACCCGAATGGTAAAAAGCTATTGCTTATATCTACACCAAAGGGTAAGAATGCTTTCTATGAATACTTTATGAGAGAGTCTACGGTTAGTATGAGGTTTCCTTTAAGTGAGTGTCCATACGTTAAGCCGGAAGTAATAGGAGAGGCCAAGAAGAGTCTTCCACCATCTATCTTTAAACAAGAGTTTGAAGCTGAGTTTATGGATAGCGGTAATGACGTCTTTGTAGGAGTAGATCAAGTATCTTCTATTAGAGAATGGTCTATAAGAAGAGAAGATGTATTCGTAGGGGTAGACACAGGGCTAAGCAGTGATATGTCAGTAATATGTGTAATGAATCCAACCGGTAGAGTATTAAACATGTATGCCATAAATAACGAGAATATAAACGTTATAGCAGATACCTTCAAAGGCATACTAACAAATTATAACGTTGTAGGAGGAATGATAGAAGGAAATGGAATTGGAGCGGCGATGTTTGATCTTATTAATCCATCATATAGAAAAATTAAGAAGTTCTTTATGTCTCAACAATCTAAACAAGATATAGTTCGTAAGTTAATAACAGACATACAAACCTATACAATAGAATTACCAACACGTGACTTATGTCCGGAATTGCATACCGAACTATCAACGTATACCTACAAGCTATCTGCTAATGGTAAATTAAGCTTTGGTCACGTACCTGGAGCAAATGACGATTACTTAGATGCATTGATGATGTCTAATTATTCAAGAGTTAAGTTCTTAGACAGAGGATCAATAACGGTAGGTAGCTTTAGAAAGACTACCCCAATGTTTAGGAAACCCAATTAGTGTAGAGAAACAACAGTAATTTAATATTTATTAACATATGGAAAAGAAGGAATATGAAATAGTTATACCGGACTACCTTACAATAGGACAATATCAGGCTATAGTAGGTAACAAAGAAAATAGTAAGATTGAAACAATAGTTCATCAGGTACATTCTTTAACCGGTATAGAGAAAAAAGAACTAAGAGGTTGGACGCCTAAAGATCTAATGAGTGTATCTAAGAAATATAGCCACTTAATAGACTTTAAAAGCACCTTTTTTCCTCTTATAGAATTTAAAGGTCAACTATACGGCTATTCAAGCATAAAAAAAGCAAAACTTGGAGAGTATATTGACATAGAACAATATGCAAAGGACCCAAATGAAAACCTTGCTAAGTTAGCAGCCATACTTTATAGACCTATTACTAAGAGCAGATTTAAAGATTATAAATTTGTAATAGAGCAAGGAGTAAAGATGGTAAGAAACAAAGTAGACGGCAATGTATTTGATTGGTATGAAATAGAAGACTATACTATAGAAGACCGGCTTGACAGAGAGATAGACATGAAAGACTTTCCAGTGCACATTATATTAGGAGCGCTTAGTTTTTTTTTGCAAACAGGACTTCTCTGTATAAATCATATAGCTTATTCGGACACATCAAAACCGGAGATGAAGATAATGAGGGAGGAGATACAGACAGCGATATTAGGGACTCTTTCACAAAGCATTGGCAGTGGTGGGGTACTGTATACAACCTCTCAAAAACAGACATCCTTAGTATAACAGGAGATAAAAGTATCTTCGATATTAATTTTGTTACAGTATTAAACTTTTTAGAAATAGACAAAGACTATAACAATGAAAAACAAAAACAAGAAAAAGCTGCAAGAAAAGGTGTTTCAAGATCTTTCTAAGATCGAAGAGACTATAGAGAAAATTCTTAAAGTAGAAACCGAACTTGAAGCCAAAGTTAGATCTTTTAGAGCTGGCGGTAGATCAGATCAGCAAATAGCTAACCTACTAATGGTAAGTCAAGACATAATAAAAGAAATAAAATAATGGCAATAGAAGATGTAAATTATAACGTAACGTATGATGTGATAATCAACAGGTTTCAACAAGCTTGTAATGCACATTTAGCAATAGCATCTTTTGATACCGGTACTATTGATTTCTTAGACTCATCAAGTCAGAAAAGACTCTACCCATACATATTTCTTAGACCAATGGCTTCTATAGTTACCGATAGGGTAAGAACTAATAGCTTTGAGTTATATAGTTTAGATATACCTAAGGCAATGAAGTCACAGAGTAACACTGAGTTAATGTCAGATACAGAGATGTACATATACGATATAATGGCGTACTTTAATTTTAATACTGATCCTACTTATAGAAACTGGGAAATAGATATTACAAATTGTATACCGGTAAATGAAGGGTTTCAAGATAGAGTATTTGGATGGGTAGGTAACATAGACGTTAATACACCATTTGCATTTAACTACTGTGATTACCCAGAGTACCCATAATGAAGATTAGAGTAACAAAAAAAGCGTTCAATAAGGTAGCCTCTATAATGGAGAATACTATGAAGAAGATGATCAAGTCACAGCTTAATCCTAATACTGCTGATTTAAGATCAAATGCTCTTGTAAGAGATTTAGCAGTATCTACTAAGGTAGACAAAGAGAAAGGTTTATTTAGCTTTCTTCTTAAGTTTCCTTTCTACGGACAGTTCTTTGATAGTGGTGTTATGGGGAGCGGTAAGCCTGCAAAGAATTGGGATTATAAGAGCCGTAAAAGAGCTACACCCAATCAAAAGTCTTTTTACGATATGGGTAGATTCAAAGGTAAGTCTGTTGGTAATAAAATGGATCCTACTAATATGCCATTTCCTTTAAGAGTAAGTGTAGCTTATTTTGGTTTACAACCTAAACCGTTTATAAATGCCGGTTTAGAAGAAGGTATGGATCAAGCATTAAAAACATTGCCAAAAGATTTAGTAGGAGAAATAACTAAAGCAATAGGCAATATAAAACCAGTATTAATAGGATAATAATATAATGGCACTAACAATATTACAGCAACCTAACCTTTACGATGGATACTTTAACGTATCAAACACTAATTTAATATACACTATTAGTTCATCTAATGTGCCTCAATTTCAGTATAGATATATTGCAGACCTTTACCTTAGCGGTAGTGCTACAAAATTAGCAAGATTTAAATACCCTCAAAATAGCTCTAATACTGCCAATATAGATTTAGGTAGACCAATAGGAGATTACTTAGGTACAAATTATTCTTGGAAAGCAGATATAGTAGACATAAGCTCAGAAACAAGTAATGTGTTTACAGTTAAGTTCGGTGAAGAGTATGGTACGTCTTATACAAGCCCTGTAACAGAGTTTGCTAATGAAGTAACAGCTTCCATACAAGTACTAAACGGAAATATACAATATCCCGCTTTAGGGGAATACAGTAAAACTACTAATGTAAGGACAGATGCTGTATCAAGTATAAACTTTAATGCAAATGCATATACTCTTAATAATTCATCTATAGGAGCAGATGGTGCTGCAAGATTCGGTGATCAAACGTTAAGTAACAATCCTAATATGCTTACTCAACCATCTACTGCAAAGCGTATGGTACCGCAAACTTTTAGTCTAAGTTATCAAGCTTACCCTAAAGAGCTTTATGATAATGCCTCACTCAAAGGCTTTTATGTAGCACAAGGTATCGGTAACGATGACTATGCAACCGAAACTTATATAGATACTACACCTTTTAATAATACCGGAGTAACAGTTTACTTTAGTCTATTTGACGATAACAATACACTAATATGGGAGAGTAATACTTGTTCAGAAGGTAACGTAGTAGCAAAGTATAACCCAGTAGTAGATAATCTTGGAGATGAACCACCAGGCACATTAGCCGTAGGAGTAGGTCTACCTAATTTAGCAGCCTGTCTTAACAATACGGACCTTACGGGTAGTTTAGGAACCGGACCATTATCTGCATCTATTAGTAGTAGTGCACAATGGAACTGGTATCAAATAGGAGTATATGCTGACAATTATAGAAGCACATGGTCTGCTCATTGGTACTACAACGAAGATAAAGGACCAGATAACCTCTTAAGTTTTACTTCAGGTACAGGTAGTATTTCGCCAAATGGTGCTTTTACAGAGTTTGCTTTACCTATAAGACCAGGAATGTGGGCTAACAAATACTACCCAACATATTGTAATAATGAAAAAACAAGATTTGCATTTATTAACTCTTTTGGTGTATGGGACTATTATAATGTATATATGCCAACTCGTAGAGTTACTAATGTAGACAGAAAAACATATACACAACCTTATTTAAACTACGATGAACGTATAACTTCATACAACGTATCTAATAGAGGTAATACACAATACTATACCGAATATACAGATCAATTCGAAATAACGACAGACATGTTAGATTCACAGGAGTCACAATGGTTGAGAGAGATGTTCGAGAGTGATGACGTATACATACAAAGTGGTAGTGATTTTATACCAATTATTATAAACAACACACAAGAACAGATATCTAATAATAAGTACAGAAACAAAAACTTTAGGTATACAGTAAGATATCAATTTAGTAATTTAAGAGAACCAAGATAATGGCATATACACTAATACAGAGTTCATCCACCCCTAATGCAGCATATACAAGATTGTTATATACTGTAAGTGGGAGTAGTAATGTCTCTAAGCCTTTATTCCAATATGTATGTGATATACACAATAGTGGTAGTAGCAGCATTATTAAAAGGGTTACTCAAACACCTAATCCTGCAGGTACTGCTACATTTGACGTAGCAAGAATAGTACAAGGACAGCTTGCAGTAGACTATAATTGGGATGTTAACGCTCCTACCCAGTTTGCAAATAGCTTTAAAGACTTTGAGGTAAAGTTTGGAGAACAGTATGCTTCGAGTATAAGTTCGAGTGTAGTAGTAATTAATGCTATTGTATCAACAGATATAGATGCATTTCAAGGAGTCGTAGAGCCTAACGCAGGTACTTATAATTTTAGCGATATAGTAGATAGTCAGGTTATGAGTAATATGCCTACTACAATGTCAATGCAATCAGATGATGTTGGTACTTTATCGGTATATAATAATGCAGGTACTTTTATTAGTAAAAGCTTTTATTCCGCAAGTTTAAATGCCTCTGGATATAGTTTAGTAGGTACTGAAAACTATACTGTAGGAACTCAATACTGTACAGCAGTACCTATATCAACATCTATACCTTATTGGAATTATGTAGATGTAAGTATTAGTTCATCTTTTGGAACAGAAGAATATAGATATGAAGCATCCGACGATACAACAAGAGAAAAGGTAAGGTTTGCTTTTATAAATAAATTCGGAGCATGGGATTACTATAACAATTATAACCCTGTACAACAAACAATAAGTATCACACGTCAAGAGTATACCGCACCAAGAGTAGATTATAGCAGTAGATTAAGTTCTTACGATATAAGCCGTAGAGGTAAAACAGTAAACGATTCGTCAACATCAGATAGCTTTACAGTAGATACAAATTACTTAGATCAAGCAAATGCTACGTGGTTAGAAGAGCTTATAGAATCTCCAGAGGTATACATACAAAGAAACGGAGAGTTTATTCCTATAGTAATAACAGATAGTTCTTATACGGCGGATACTAATCCATCAAGACAGAAATTATTTAAATATACAATTAACTTTACTCCGGCAAATCAACCATTTGGTACTTGGATACCGGAATACGTAGAGGGTCCTAAACCCCCGGCTTCTGCTTCAATTGAGCCATTTGACCCATATGATGTAGGTACTATAGATACATCATCACTATTATACTGGTATGATTTTACAGATACGGGTAGTATGTCTTTATACGCTGATGGAGCTGATACAGCTATAAGCGGTATTCATAATAAAGGATATATTCCTTCAGCGTCACTATATAGAGGTCCTCAAAGTCTTGAGAAGTATAGTGCACAGTGGATCCCTCCTCTTTACGAAGGAGAGTATAGTTCATTTAGAACAGACAACATAAGTATATATTCTAACTCAAGTTTAACAGCAAGATATACTGGAGTAGGTACTGATATGCACGACTACCCAGTTATTTCAACAACCAGCACATTTACTTCTATAATGTTTGTAAGACCAAACTTTACGTCAACTTCAGTTAATGCAATTGACTTTATGATGAGTGGAAGTGCCAATAATTTTAGACCAAGAACTGTTGATTTCTATACTACAATCAATTTATCAACAGTCTTAAATCCAACTGCTTCTTATTTAAGCACAGCTGAATCTACTCTCTCAAGTTCATTCAACCTTACAGGTGGGCCACCTACATATCCTGCTACTCCAATAGGGTATAGTTATTCCGGTAGTGGAGGAGTATCACCTTGGGAGTCAAGAGTAATAGTTAAAATAAGTAACGGTATCACTGGTTATGTAACAAGAGACTTTGCTACGTCTGCACCATATAACGGTAATTACTACCAAATTGGAAGTCAGCCTGTTAGTGCTTCACACGAAAATTTAACTATAGGAAGTGAAGCTCAGATAAATAATGGACAAGGAAGTACATTTGATATAGCTCATTTACTGATATACACAGGTAGTTTAAGTCAAGGGGTAATAGAGAATGTTATAACTTCATTCAAAGAGTCTGTATCTTACGGTAGTCAATTAAACGCAATAAGTAACTAAAATGATAAACGATTTAATTTTACGAGTAAGACATAACGGAGTTACAACTGACTTAGACGTAGATGGTGCAGTACCTTTAAGGTTAGATATATCACAGGTTGATAATCAAAACATAGGAGAGGTATACGGAGTAAGTTCTCAAAACTTCAATCTACCGGGAACAAGTAATAATAATAAATTCTTTAACCACGGCTACTTAGAATCTGCCGTAGATGTACCGGGTTTATATAATACCATAGAGTGTTCTGTTATTCGTAACTGAGAGACGCTTCTATTAGGTACGTTACAGATAAATGAGATAGTTACTTCGGAAGATGGCTTTATAACTTATGATGTAACAGTAAACAGTACAGTTATAGAATTTAACCAAGCATTACAGGATAAATTTCTATACCAAGCAGATTGGACACCTTACAACCATACTCTAAATGGAGCTAACGTATTTAAGAGTTGGAATCCAAGAAGTGGAAGCACAAATAGCTTTATAACACCAGGAGGAACAGGATCAGTATACTACCCGTATATAGATTATGGATTTGATAGTATCTTTACTTGGCCGGACTTTCCTGTGATATCAGTATCATCTGGATCTTTATTATCCGGTAATTCTGGTAGTACTGCATTAGCTGATAATCCTTTAGACTTAGGTCAAGTGTATCCTGCAATAGGAGCAAGAGAAGTATTCAAAGCTATATTCCAACAAGCTGGTTTTGATTATAGTTCTTCTTTTATCGATTCAAGTGAATTCGATGAAGTATTCGTACTTACAAAAAATAAAGAAGGATTAGGTATAGTAGCAGGCCCGGGTCAAGTAAGTAATGGTTTATTTTCTGGATCTGTTTCAGCATCATTTGATATACCATACACAATAGGAGGTAATGACAGTGAGTCTATAGTAATTACTTCTGGTGATTTATACGATCCAGGTAATAACTACAACATAGGAACTGGCTTTTATACAGCTGTTACACCGGGTACTTATGACTTTGCCCTTAAGGTAGATTTTGAAAACTCTTCTAAAGATGTATCAATTGGAGATGCTCCGATTTATGACTTAATTTTAAACATAGATAGAGTAGGTCTCATACAAGACCAAT